TTGTCTATCTCTTTCATGTACTTTGTCTCTACGTGTTTTATCACTCCAGCCGCCATTCTAGCGGTATCACGTATTGGTTGACCTTCTCTGACATTCTTATTGATATAAGCCTTGATGTCAACTGTTAGTTTATTATCTTCCGCGATCGCGTTCAAGACTGACTTGTCAACCTTGGTCATCAACTTTTCGATAAGAGAAATAAACCTATCAATGACTCTGGTCTCTTTCTGTGTGAAGGAGACTGTCCCACCCAAGTCACGAATGGATGCGTCTTTTATCCAACATCCTTTCGCCTTTGTCCTAGATGCATCAACTCCGAATGACGCTTTCATGTCAGCCAGAGTTGGTCCACCTGTGTATTTTGTATGAAAGACGATACCTAGTTGTGCCTTCTTGATTTCTTTTTCAAGAGGTGTTCCGACTGGAACTGCGTAGACTATCGTATTTGGTTGGAATGTGGTGTAAGCTTTTCCATCGATGGTTTGTGATGAGAGATCACCAGAAGTCCACATCATGTCACCTTGCCAAACTTCCTTGTCGGGAATGTTTGCGTCTGCTAATAAATTGAGTGCTACTTTGAGTTTAGGATTGAGACCACCAGATGGATAGAGTTCATCTACGTCAGCCTCAGACTTACAAAGTTTTGGGTTGTTTGCGAAGACACCTTTTGTTCCTACAAAGAATCTCCTGTCCAGTGGGTCTTTACCACAAAAGATAGCAGGAGCCCCATCCCATTTCATTGTGATGTTTGTTTCTCCTTTTGATTGTCCAGCGAGCATGTCTCGTAAAGCAATGAGGAAGTCAGTGGCGGTCTTAACCCCCTCGACTCCTCCGTTAAGTACCTCATCTTCCAGATGTTCAAGATGTACGTTCTTTCCATCTTTAGACTCAACGAAAAACCATTTGCCGTCATCTGTCTCCGTAAGTGTTTTGAAGCTGAACATATTCTCCTTGTAGTTATTACCTATTTAGGGTCTCCCGCTACGTTCCAAAAGAGATTGACTTTCTGGGAATTGTGTAGTTCTTTCATTGGTTTCCAAACCTTGGCATCGTATTCACGGGCTGATGGAAAGGGTGGTAGTTCTTCGTCTTTACAGGGTTGATCAAATTTGTAGGATACAGGATGGATAGTTGCATCTCCAGCCTCATGTTGGTCCATCTTGTGTCCAGTTTGAACACAATGAAACTCTGAGTCAGGCCAAGCCATCTGTAAACCACGTGTGAGTGTACCAGATGACCCAACTGTCCATACAACTTCGGGGATGATTGGTAGGTTTCGAGCCACCTTGATGATAGCTCCTAGTGTGATATCGTGTTCCAGACCTATTGGAACATTCATTCTTGTGGTAGGATCTTGTTCGACATACTTCTTACAGTGTGCCTTTGTAACAGATAACATACCCATCTTGACCCAAGTGATTTTACCACCCAAGTCGAGATAGTATTTTTGATGTGGTGTGGGTTCTTTTCTGTCGGCGTAGAATGAGTGTGCTATTTTATCATACTTTCTACACAAGTATGCAAGTGAGATGTTTCCCCACCCGACTTTGTTGGACCCACCATAACAAAACTCATCTACTGGTGTGTCACGAATCAGTTTGTCCGCGAACCTGACCTTTGAACCACCTTCTTGTAGGTCATCGCGGACAACATGAATGCCGTCATACTTTTCTATTACTGGGACAGGGTTAGGATCTTCCCAGTCCTTGACTAGGTCGAGATAATCATCAGGCCCAAAAAGCATCCAATCCAGTATCGAATAGTGGTTGTCGTTCTTCTCCTTTACGGAAACACCAAACATTCTCAATGTAACATTTCCGCATGAAGTCTGTCAAGTCTTCTTTTGTTTTAGTAACCTTTGGTCGTTGCATATATCTCATACCCAACTGACCAATGAAATGGTCTTCCAACATATCAATCAAATCGTCACCTGCCCTGTATCGTTTTCCTTTCACGACTGGGTCAAGGATGTTAGTCATAAGATAACCACCTTCGGACAAAGAGTCAAACGAATTCTGTGCGACTGGTAAATAAAAGTTGTCTCTCCAACTCTCGTAATTGTCATGTATTTTCCAAGACTGGTCTTCTTCGTTGTCTCCACCTTCTCCGTATCTTTCAGTTGCGAAGTATGGTGGACTTGTGAACGCAACATCGACATTGTCAATCTCATCCCAAGGTATATTTTCAGCACCTGACCTGTAGATGGTGACAGTCTTGTGACCAACTGAACGAAAGACATCATCCTGTATGTCGATAACTGGTTCGGAACCTAACAGTTTCTCATACCTACGAACCATGTCAATGTATTTGATCCAGACATCACCATTCGGGTCACAACCAACATACTCTTTTGCTGTAGGTGTACAATAGAAACCTGTCAGTCGATCACCCCAACCACAGGATGTATCCAGAACTTTTGTCGCATTTGTCATCGTGTAGATACACTTTGCGACTGGTGGTTTGAACTGTGTAGCCAGATACGCACCAATACGAAATGACGCAATGTATGTTCCAATTGACACTGAACCATCACCCAGAGTTCGATAGAAATACTTGAATAGTTTTGCCATCTTGTCTGGATGTTGTGTCCATGTTTCGTGTGGTGATGGACCAAACGTAGAACCACACTTCATTCTCTCTTCGTACATATCGTAGTCGGAGATGATGTTGAAGCTCGCAGGACAATCAATAACACCAAGACCATGAGTTGAGTATGGTCTCCGATAGTCATCGAACTTTTCAAGGACTTCTCGTTCCTCTTGTCCAGCTGGAGTTATGTATTCTGTAACATCTTTAGCAAGAAGTCTGAAGAATCTTTCGTCAGCCTTGAACGAATTTTGTAGGGATACTTTTCTGGGATAGGGTGGTTTGTTCTCATGAATAATATTTGCAATGGTTTGCAGGATTTCTTCATCATCAAACTCTTGCCTCAACATATCGAGTTCATTCTTGGGAATGATAGGGAGACCATCCCTACAGAACGATTCTACTTTTTCACGTACTGTCATTTTATTTTTGCGAAGGATTCAGCTCTAAGTGCGGCTCTATGAAATAGTTCAGATTTTACTTCTGGGATTTTTGCTTGTACAAACCTGTCTAGTACGTCTGATTGTGTGACATCACCTGTCGCGACATAGTCATACGCAAGTTCTGAAGAGTAGGACTCAAGGATAACAGGGTTGACATTTGCAAATAGTTCTTCGTCTACGTTCATGAATACAGAAATGATTGAAGTGTACTCGTGAAGTATTACTTTTGTAAAATCGTGTTCAAGATTCGCCAATACCTGTACAGGAATGGTTATGGCTCTTGAATAGATTTGTGGTGAACAGTAGAAGGTAACAGAGATGTCACTTTCTGTAGAAGTTCCATCCATGTAACAAGCATTCTCTTCCAGCTCTGTACTTTCCTTTACACTGAACGTAGTAGGGAGAGCCAGATAGTCTGTGAGTTGACTTGATATTTTATTCTCAACGATAGTCCAGTCCACGTGACAGTTCTGGACGAAATGTTGCCAGACTTGTTTCGAGTGTCGAATACTTGCGTTAAGTTTCTCTATTCTTTGTTCTTCAGTTAAGTAGTCCATTCACCAAATTCTCGTTTATTAGTCATTCGATTATCTGTTCCACGATCAAAAGCAGGAGTATCATCCTCTTCCTCGTTCTTTGATGCAGGTTGTGTTATGATAGACTGGTCAGCTACATCATACAGACGCATCTTGGACCTGTCAATACCTATGACAAACCTACGATTTGTTGAAGGATCTCCATAACGATTCTTCAACTGTTTACCCACAATCATTCCCTTCTCGTCTAGTTCCTCACTTGAGGTCAGAGCTAAGAAGAAGTCTGCAGTTGCGGGAAGTCCGAAAGACTCTGATGTATCTCCCAAGTCAACGTCACTGGACATAAATCCAGTTCTGTTCACCTGTGTTGCCGTGACTATTGGTAGATTGTTTTCTACGGCAAATCCTCTGAATTCTTCAGCGATAGATTTGACCAGAGTGTACATATTCGATGCGTTCGCTCCACGTATACGTGAGGAAGCACAAATGTTTAGATAATCAATGTAGATGATTTGGGGAGTGAAGTTCTTCTTGATCTTCAGTTCGTTTAGTAGATGTCGAAAGTGTCCCACGTGAGCCGCAGCTGTAGGATATTCCTTGACGATGAGTTTTCCCTTTACCATCTTATTTATAGCTTCTACCTTCGTAGTATACAAATCTCTACTCAGGTCTCGCAAGTCTTGGAGTTTCGTGTCCAGAAGGTTTGCGTCTATTCTTTCCGCAATTCGTTCTTCTGACATCTCCATTGTGATGTAAAGTACGTTGTGTCCCATATTTAGGTTACTCGCCGCACAATGACACATGAACAGGGATTTACCTACACCTGTT